CGTGTCCTCGCCGCCAAGCCGCTGCGTCAACAGATCGAGCGCGCTAGGCATCACGCAACCTGCCCCGAACCGTTACCCGGCGGCATTCGCGGCGGGGGCGGATCGTAGGCGCCGGCCGCCGCCTTCAGCTCGACCTCGCGCTGTGCCAGAGCAATTTTTGCGGTCATTTCTTGCATCTGAAGCTCGCGCTTGTGCTCGGCCTCCTGCTTTTCGAGGAGCATCTTGTGCATCGTCTGATCACGCTCCATCGCGAGTTCGTGATCGAGCCGCTTTTGCTGCAATTCCGCCTCGAGCTGAGCCCGTTGCATCTGTAATTGCGCATCGACCTGGGCCTGCTGCTGTGCCTGCTGCTGCTGCGCCTGGGCCTTTATTTGTATGGCCGAGACGGTAGCCTGGGCCTTGACCTGGGTCGCCTGCACGACGGCCTGCGCCTGCGCTGCAGCCGGATCGGGCGGTTTCGGCTGCTGCGGACCCATCGTCGCCGGGTCGGGCGGCTTGGTCGGGTCGGCGAAGAAGTTTTCTTCAAAACCAGCGTTCGACGTCATCTTGGAGAGGACGTCATAGACGTTCTTGGCGTAGACCAATGGCCCGCTGACACCGCCCTGCACCTGCACGATGCCCTGCTGCGCCTGCAGTACCTGCGCCAGTTGCGCCGAAATCTGGTCGCGATTGCCGGTGCCGAGGCCGACCGAGACGCTGACCTGCAATTCGTCCTGCCAGGTCTTCGGATCGACCGGGAAGAACCCGCCGGTCAACCGCACCACCCGCTCCTGCTGCTGGTGCCGTCTGACCAGCCCCAGCACACCGCGCATCAAATCTTCGACCCCGGTGGCAAAGATCCGCGCAAACAACTCGACCCGCTGCGCCGCGGCCTGCTGCAAGAGGCTGACGCCGGTCGCCGTCTTGTTCAGATCATCGGGATTGATGCCCTGATTGTGCCGCGCGACACCAGTCCGCACCTCTTGCGTCTGATCGATGTATTCCATCAGCGGGAAGGTCTTGTCGGCAGTAAACGGCACCGACATCGCCTGCAGACCGCCGAGCCGCTTTGTCCTGATCGCCCCACCCGGCCGGTGGGTCATTATGTCGTCGTAAGTATTCTCGTTGACGACATCGTCGCCGATTTCCAGACGCGGCCAGTTGCTCAAATAAGCGTTGTCGAGCATCTGCCGGAACAGCGTCGACTTGATGAGCTGCAAATCCATCGTCAAGTCGGCCAGGCTCAACCCGACCAATTTGTGCGGCATCGGCACCGGGCAAAGACTGACAAACGGCACGCTCTCGACACACTCAATGTCGGGCTCGCCGTCTTTGGTCAGGATTATTGCCCCATTATTGGCGGTGACGATCTTGTAGAGCTCGGTACGGCCGTCATCGTGTATGTCGAGGCGCACATAATTTTCCTCGACCCAGATCTCTTTGGCGGCGTCGTTACGCTCATTGTCCGAAAAATCGGTGCCGTCCAGGCGAAACCGGGCGACACGCTCCGAATTCATCTCGTCTTTGGTGTATTGCGGCACCTCGTCGAGGCAATCCTCGTCGTACCCCTGGTCGACAAGGTCCGAATACGTCCACATCCGGCGATGCGCCAGGAACGGGATCGAGCCACGCTTGGCGCGACGCGAAAACAGCACCTCTTCCGGCGGCACGTTCTCGATTCGGACACGGCGGCGCTGTTTAGTGACCCGCAACGTGCAGTCGTACAACGTGATCGGCTGCGGTGGCGGCGGCAGCATCGGCGGGCCGCTAAACGACGCCATAGTGTCGCCCATCGGCGGCCCGAGCGGTCCTTGTGGAATTCCGGCAGGAGGCCCCGCCCCGGCGCCCGGCAGAGGAGGCGGGACAGGTGACTGTATTGCCTCGGGAGGCACAGCACGGTCCAGGCCCCAACCACCGGGCATCTGATCGTAGTTTTCCACCTCGATCACGTCGACCGCTACAATTTGCTCGTCGGAATCCTCGCCGTCGCCCTCATTCTCACCATAAGGCGACTCGGCAGACCCGGCGCGATCGAGAAGCGCGTCATACTGCTCGCGGGTCAGGCCGGAATACGTCTCGATCTGGCGTATCTGCTGGGTATCCCACCAATATTTGACCCAGCCGAGCTTCTCTAAGAGCCCGTCCTTCATCCAATCGTGAAGGATCATAAACCCGTCATTATCGCGGTAAAAAATGTGCGTCAGGTAGTCGGTCGCGAGCTTGGCGATCGCTTCCTGCTCCGGCCTGGTCGGATTGACGACGCAAATCTTGTCGGATGCGGTGAATATCCTGATCAGCGCCGGCAAAACCCACTCGACGGCCTCGAGAACCGAGCGCATGACAACAGTCGAGCGGCCCTCGACCTCGGTGCCAAGCGGGGCGCCCTCGTAATACTCGAGAGCGCGGCGCCGCTCGTCGCTAAAGGTGCCGCCGTCCTGGCCCAGAGCGTGATCAAGCTCGTGCCTGATCACGGATTTCACCTCGTCTTCGTCGATCTCTTTGTCTTTGTACTTGAGCCCGTCCTGACGGACGGTCTGGGCACCGGAGGAGATCATCAGTTGATGATCTGGACGCCGTTACTCGGCGAGGCCGCCGTAGACCCCATCGCATTCGTCGCCGTCACGACACAGGTGATCGCCTTGCCAATGTCTCCGGCGACCGGCGCGTAGGTCGGTACGCTCGTCCCGACATTCGCCGCCGCACTCTTCCACTGATAGGCGAAAGAACTCGGCGCGTGATCCCAGACGCCGTTCGAGCAGCTCAAGACGTTACTAACCCGGCCCGTGCCGGTAACAACCGGCGCCACAACCATCAGCGGCGCGACAAGCGGCGCGAGCCTAGCCTGCAACGTGTCGATCTTCGCCATCGCAAGCCAGTAGTCGGACATCGGCCCTCTCCCGTCAGCCAAGCCGGCTCGCACTCGGCCCGCGGCTCTGCTCGAGCGTATTCCTGAGCTGCTCGCGCTTTTTAACATCCGCCGGCTGGCCGAGCACCTCGTCATGCACGACCTTGCCATGCACCCGGTCGGCAAGACCCTCGACAATCTCCTCGAGCGCGGCAACGCGCTTCTCAAGATCGTCAAACTTGACCATGTCACTGTTGCTCATCAAAACTCCTAGAGAGAGAATTTAAATCTAGCCTTACCCGTGTCGCGGGCCTTATCCTCGGATGATGCAGGACGCCCTAACCGCCAATGACCGCCTGATGATCGAAATACTGCGGGATTTTGACAGATTGTCGCCAGATAGCCGAGCGATCTTGCTTGCAAGCCTGGAAAAGCATCTCCCTGAACTCGTAAAGGTTCGCGACCAAGCACGCGCGTTAGAAGCAAAAAAACACGAGTTAGAAGCAAAAAAACACGAACTAATACGACAGTTTATCAAAGACGCTATACAAGACCTTATACACGACGTCCGCACTATCCCCGTCCCGCCAGCGCCAGATCCCCCAAAACCACTTCGGCGGCGCGGTCGCCCTAAACGGCAGGAGAACCAAACTACCTGATCACGATGGCAGCCTCTCGCCGCGCTCAAAAAGCTCGCGCCCGTCCATGCTGTGGTGCAGCACGATTACCCCGATCTCGTCGTCGTATTCAGGATGACACCAGCAATCGATGCTCAACTCGTGCTCGCGCAGATCGTCGGGCGGAAAAACGTGCAGAGGCACCGCCAGTTACCCCTCGGGCTGCTTGCCATTGCCGGTTGCCATGTCCTCGACCTCCTCGCAAACAGCGTCGGCCAGCGAGCGGCACTCGTCGTCAGGCGCGTCCCCCATCCGCTCGGCCATAAACTTACCAACGACGGTCAGCCATGACTCACGAGTCATCCGATCGCTCACACAAACCCCATCTTTTCGGGATATTTCAGCTTCACCGGCCGCCCCGCCGGCGTCTCGTAGGCGACGCACATCAAACCAAAGGCGTCCGCGCCATGCGAACTCCAATCATGATCCGGTCCTAGTCCGACGTCTCTGACGTCTTCTGATTTGCGCTCGTGATACCAACCAAGCGCATCCCTGCCATCAGCCGTCGTCGCCTCATTAAACCAGACCGCCGGCAGCATTCTTCTGGCCGCTTCTATACGCGCCCGCGCGGCACCGCGGCCCTGATTAGGGATAACCGTGGCGGCAAACCCGGCAGCAGAAAAAGCACTCTCGAACGATACGTCGTAAACCCGGTCAAACGTCCCGCCGTCATGTGGCAGGAATACCTGCGCCTTGCCCCACCCCCGTTCACGCAGCCAATCGATATGCACACCCAAGGGCTGTCCAACCGCCTCGTAATAGTCAAGGACACGGATCTCACGGCCAACAAACTGACATATCCACATGGCGAAGGCGTCGCTCGCCTTCCCCGTGCCACCGAGATCGCAATAGGCCCGAACCGCCAACAACGGGTCTTTTGTAACCTTGCCAATCCGCCCCTCACGCTGTGCGTCGCTGAGCAATTTCGCGTAATAAGCACCCGCGTGCGCGGTGGCGTAGTCGCCTTCCCAAATGTGCGGGTATTGCTCCGACCGCTTTACCTCATCCTCTCGCCGGATGGCGTCGAGCACACTGGGGAACCACGGGTTGTCCCGCCAGTTCATCTCGGTGAATTTCGATTGCTCCGGCGGGTTTATCCTGAACCGCTGGTTGGTGGCACTCGCCCGCCTTTCCGGGTTCCAAGTCACCCAGATTTCGGCATTTTCCTCGCGCACCGTCGGAATCGCCTTGCTCCACGCCGTCTCACTGACCGGCTCGGCCTCGTCGACCCACAGTAAGCGTATTCTGGCAGTGGATTTGACGCTCTCAATATTTCTGCGGAGACCGACAAAGGCGAAATCAATCCGGCCGTCATTCGTCCGGATGTACTTCTCTCCGCACTCATAACCCTCGGCGAGCCACGGTTCGCTCTCGATGGCCGCCTTGACCTCGGCCATGCTGCTTTCATCGAGACTGTTCTGAAACTCCCGGCCGCAGACAATCACGCCGGATTCGCCAGCCTGCGCGCATCTGAGCCCCTGCACCGCCGCCATCTTGGCGAAGCTGCGGGTCTTGGCACTGCCGCGGCCACCATAGGCGCCCCTAAACAACGCCTGGCCCTCAAAGATCGGAACCAGCTTCTCCGGCAGCTCGATGCGGCCCCTCATGCCAGGTCGTCACCCTGCAATGCGGCGCGCTCCGCTCGCTCACGCTGAATTTCAGCGTTCGACCTCGAATCAAACTCCAGACAGCCGATCGCCCAGCGCAGAGCCTCACGCTCACGCTCGTCATACCCCGCGTCCCAGCCAAGGCTCGTCTTTATCTCAATGCGCAGATCCAGATAATCGCGCCGCTGCCGCAACACCTCAAGACGGTCCAAACTCATCGCGTCCATTCCAAAGCCCGGTGCAATGCCGCATCCTGCGCGCACATCACAGACCGCCGTTCCGCCGCCAGCACCTCCTGGCGACGCTTAACAGCCGTCTTGCCAGTCATCGGCAAATGCCCGCCGTCCTTGTCGTCGATCGCCGGCACGATCGGCAGGTAGCGCACAGGCCGCTGTACCGTTATCCGCCGCAAGTATTCCAACGGCGTCTCAGCCGGCGACTTGGCCCGCTCCTCGGCCAGCATGTCGCTGAACTTGCGATACGTCCGCATCCCGAACCCTTTCCGTCGCGCCAGGCGTTTACCAACTAGAGCGCGTTCGCTCTACCTGCAGGAGACAACGATGGCAGAGACACGCAATACCCAGGCGACCCAGCCGCAGCCGCAGCCGCAGAAGCCCGCGCCGCCGGAGGGTTTTCCTAACGACGGCAACAAGGGTCAGCAGCCAGCGCACCAGCCGGTCTACCAGACCGACAACACGCCACAGCGCCAAGGCCAGCCCGGCCAACTCGAGGAAGGCAAACCCAACGAACCGGGCAAGCCAAACTTCCCGAACCAAACCGGCTACCAGCCGCAACGCCCCGGCGAGGAGGCGGGCTCACCCGAACACACCACCGCAGACCCGAATGCCGACAACAATGCCGGGATGACCGGGTCACAAGGCGATCAGAAGAAATAACGTCGCCCGTCTGATTGCCGGCCGCGCAGGGTCACTCCCCCTGCCGCCGGCCGACGGGGTTGTCACGGACACTCACCGTCTTGTCCGCCTAGGGCAGGGGGAAGCGCCCTAAGCGCGGAATGCCGGATAAACCGGTTTCGTAGCGTTACGAAACCGAAACTGTATTTTCACTTCCAAAAAAAAATTTTGGGTTGGTGTGCGGAAACGTGCGGGTGGCCAGGCCCCAGCCACGGCGGTGCCCGACCACCCTTTGGCCTGATGGTCACCCGGCCCGGCCCCGTATCCCCTATCGATCGACCGTCGCCACGGTGGGAATGGATATGGATAAGCTAGAGACAGTGGAGAAAAGTCCAGTGATATCAGTCACTTGGTGACAGAAGCGATGAAAGAGCTATTCATCAATCGTCGGCAGCGTCGGTGACATCGAGGCCAGGTCGCGCGCGTATTTCAGCTTGAGTGTCGGTGTGCGGGGCGACATTCGCAACATTCCGTGACCCATTCGGTGTCACATCGATAACCCTCGGCGAGACAGCAACCAATTCAATCCGCTGCAGCAACGGCGCATTAGCGTCACCAACAACTTCGGCAGTAACACGATCACCGAACCTCTTCGGCAGCATCTTGCTCAGCATCCACTTCCGATTGTCACTGCGCAGCCTGGCTTGCTGAACTGCAGCATTATCCACCAACCCATCTGGCATACGATAGTCAGCATCGCCGATGGCGATGACCTCGTCAGCCATACGTTCGTAGCCCATCTCTCGAGCGGCATTGAAGCGCGCTCGGAACCCAGCACCAGTTCCTTGCTTATCCGCCTGATCGTTCATTGCCCATATCCGAACCTTAGTTTCGTTCGGCATATGCGCGTCATTACAGATTGATGCCAGCGACTCGCCGGCCGCGAGGCGATCACAGATCTCATCCGCGATTTCCTCGGTGTATTTGGTCAATCCGCCGCGTGGCCGTTTGCTCGGCATCACGCCACCTGTCTGTCACCATCTAGTGACAATACCATGCGCCTCGGTGTCCCATTCAGATGTGACAATATCCGCGCTTCACCGTCACCGAGTATCGTTCGCAGCCGCCCTTCTGTTCGCCCATGCCCGTCTCGTTCCATCTCATCCAACGCTTCGATCTTACGCCATGTCCAACCATTTGCCCGCGCCCACAGCACCATGCGCTGGTCGCGTGTCAGCAGGTGCAGCCAGCCGAGCACCTCGTCCAATCGGCTGATCTCGCTCGCGCTGGGAACGGTGCGCGGCGCTCTCGCCAACGCCCAGCCAAACGCCATCCAATCATGGACAACATCGGGCCAAACCGTTTGAAACTTCGCTGGCAATCCGCGTTGCGGCATTGGCAAGCGGCGCAAAACGTATGCCGCCTCTCGGGTTCTCTGCCGCAACTGGTCGAGGGTCACGCTGCCTCCAGACGGATTCCGCGCTGGGTAGCCGCACCTCTCCGGCGCGGCTCGAACCAATTAACCGATCCGGGTAGCAAACATTCGCCCTCGTGTCAAACGCCTGTACCTCGCCCGGTCGCCTAGCCTTTCCGCCCCTCAATCATAAAAATATGCACCGCGCACATTTTCCCCTTGACAGTACCATGCATCATGCATATATTCTCATTCATCAGAGACGCACACAGAGGACCGAAACCATGTATGAATTCAATGTCTACTTCCGCGGCACCAAGCTGATCGCCGGCCCGGCGATTTGGGCAAAGTCGCTTACAGCGGCCCGGCAGATACTCAAGCAGCAAGAAGGTGTAACGGCAAAAGCCTTCGACGTGGCGCAGGCGGCTTAGGCCGCCCCCACCTATGACCGCTCAAGAATTCCCCAGTGACGAAACCGAACGCCAGCTAAGGATCGAGCTCATGATCGCGGACACCGACAACAAGCGCGCTGACACTGAATACAAGCGCGGCCTGCTGCGCTACGAGCCGTGGAAAGTGGTGGTAACCGCCTTTGGCGCTGGTGCGGCAGTATTTGGCGCTGGCGCCGCCCTGACCGCCGCGCTGGTTGCGCTCTTGAAATGACCGCGGAGGAATTCCGCACCACCGTCCGCACCCTGGGCCTGCGTCAAAAATTGCTGGCGCAGGCTCTCGGCGTTGCCGAGACGACCGTTTACCGCTGGTCGCGCGGCAAGGTGCCGGTCCCGCGCTATGCCGAACTGTGCCTGTCGCTACTCGCAAAACTTGATAACCCCACCGAGTTTCTCAACTCAAATTAGAAATCGCCGCAGAGGCCCCTGCAAGGCCCGCCAGAGGCCATGAAGGGGTTGGCGGGTAGGGTATCCTACCCCGACCCCTTTCACCCCCATAAACGGCCTCCCCGTAACCCTGTTTGCGGGCATCTAACGCACCGGGGCATCCCCGAACTCCCGCTGCGCCATCGCCAGCATCGCCGCTCTGGCTCGCTCGGCCCGCTCCTGGCTATCCAGCGGCAGCGTCACCGCCACATTGCGATGACACGGACAGGTGCGGACGACAAACCACCCCGTCCCCATCCTTCCCATAGCGCCATATCGTACCACTAGCCACTGCGAGCCATTGTGGTCATCGACCTGCCGCCTCATCCGTCCTCTCCCGGTTCCCTGTCGCGCCGCGTCACCCACGCCCCCGGCCACAGCGTCTGCGCCGCGTTGATCGCCTGCACCCCAGCCCACAGCTTGGCGACCTCGTCCGGTGTCAGCCACGCTGCCGTGCGCCCGTCGACCTCCCGCCACCGGCTCGCCCCCTCCGGCCGCTCGCCGATGACCACGGTGTGCGTGCCGTGGATTCCGAGCTGGTAGGCATCCTCCGGCACCTCGGCCGCCTCCATCGCCCGCACCGCCGCCTCCCAGCCGCGCACCAGCGCCTCGCCATGGAGCTCGACCTCCTCGCCAGCGAACTCGGCTTGGTGGAAATATCCCTGCTGCTCGACGAGCGCCGCGTGCAGCCCGGGATTGACACGCTCCAGCGATCGGACTAGCCATCGCTGCGTGAAGGCCGCCTCGGCCGCTTTCACCGCCGCGCGCATTCAGCGACGGCCGGTGCACATGCGGTGCACATACGGTGCACCTCGGGTGCAGCAAAAACCCAGCAATTCTGCGACCGGTGCACGTGGTGCAGCAAATCCTCGCGCGCACGCGCGTGAGACAAAAAATAAAATTCCTCGACCCCCTACAAGCACCCTGATTATTTTTATTTTTTTCCTATAGCTAGATTCATCTTCATTTTGCTGCACCAGTGCACCGTTATAGTATAAGCTATTGAAACTAAACATCGAATCGCGGTGCAGTAGATTTTTGTCTCGTGCACCGGGAGCACCAAATAGTGCACCGGTCCACACATTGGGTCGTCCCGGCCCATCGCCGTCCCGGCCCATCATCGGTCGCCTCGCATCATTTTTAATGCCGCGCCGACGCCATAAAATAAGAAATCGGGGAGCCAGCCCGAGGTAGCCGTCGTCACGATCGGCACCGCCGATCCCGGATACCAGGCCGATTTGGCCTTCGGCCAGCACTTGAAATCGACGCCCCAGCGACGGTGATGGCGTTCCATCTTCTCGGCCAGCCAGACCCCGTATCGCTCCTCGATGTACGGCTCCGTAACGAAGCCCCAGGGCTCCCCGCCGCGGTCGTCGGCGATCAGCCACCAGGCATGGTCGATGACGTGGCGGCCATTGGCGGCCTTCTGCATGCGATCGGCGATCGCATAGAACGGCACCTCCCACATTTTCAGATCGGCCAGGAACTGAGAATCCAGTCGCGCCGGGGTGAACGATTCCTCCACCCCGGCGCTAAGTCCGAAACTCAGCCCGAGCTCTTGCCTGATCTCCTCGGCCATTGCTCTGCGGCGTACGATGATGGCGTTCCATTCACTGCTTTCTCCGTCCATCTCTCCTAGCTCCTTGGCTGGTTGACAAAATCCCTCGTGCAATTCGAGCCCATCGGTTCGTTGAGTTGTCGGGGCGCCTGCTCGCGCAGCGTCAGCCCGAGCTCGGTCATCTTGATGCCGGCCATCAGACGGATGCCGCCGTGCCGGTACGCATCCTGGCAGCCCAAGCCCGAGCGCAGCCCGTTGATCAGGAATTTCTGCGATGGGATCTTGGTCGCGATGCCGTATTCCGCGATGTACCAGGCTTTGAATGCCGCCGTCAGGTCGCGCCGGTCGACCATGTAGAGCGGGTCGCTCTCGATGCAGTCGCGGGCGAACGCCATCGTCGGGTTGTTGGCGTCGCGAAACTTATCGGCCGCCTCCCGCATAGATTGCGGCGGATCAAACTTGCCGCGCTTTTTCAGGCGATCCCAGCCCTCCATCGCCCAGCCGAACACGCCGCTCTGTTCGTGCTCGGTAACGATTTCGTCGATCACCGGCTTGCCGGCGGTTTCACCCTCCGAGCGCACCACGTGCATCGGTATCAGGATACAGCGGTTGTACACAGCCTCGCTTTGGTCACGCACTTTTGGCAGTGAATTGCCGCTGAATGCGATCGGAATATCGAGGCGACCGGATGCGTATTCCTTGGATTTAACATCGGTCGAAAAGTCTTCGCCAGTGACAACAACCTTGAATATCGCGTCATCGATTTCGTCACCAGACCCGACGGCATCGTCAGCGATCCAAGCCCGCTGGCCAAGTAGCGCGGCGGGACCAAAGTTTCTCTCAAGAGCGCGGACCTTCAGTGAAATTATGGGAGTGCCAATCAGTCCCATCAGAACTTTTAGAATTCGCGTCTTGCCGGTTTGGCTTTCACCGTACAGCCACAACGCCTTGCGCAATTCACGCGGTTTGTTGCGCACCAACGCGGCGCCGAACCATTCCTGCAGCGATGCAATGATAGCGGCGCGTTCGGCCGGGTCGCGGTCGCTAAAGCACCCGTCGAGAAACTCCAGCCACCGGGGGCATGGTTGGTTCATCTCGGCGATCAGCGCCTCGACCCGCTGTGTCGCCCAGTGATCCGGCGAGTGGTCGACCCGTTGCCAGCCGCCGCCTTGCTTTGGCTGTAGTGCGCCGTCGAGGCACACGATGACGCCGCCATCGTTCCACCTGACGCCAGCGACGCGCAAATCGGGGTGCTCGCGGACGTAGTTGTTGACCGCCTTGGTGAGCGACGTCTTCGGATCGATCTCGGCAGCTCTAAGAATGCCTTGGATTGCCGCCTTTAATGCGTGGTCTGCATCCTCGTCCCAACGCTCCCAGAAGCCGCCGCGATAGGTGTATGGCACCCCTCTGACTACGGCGATTGGGCCGCGTGTCTCCGACCAATAGGCAACCGCGCCGTCGCCTGCGGCGACGATCTGCTTGCTGGGAGCTTTTGCCTGGGCTTTTGCCGGGGCTGCGCCTGGATCTTTTTTTGGCCTGCCGCGACCGCGCGCCGCGGCGGCCTCGGCCATGTTGACGACCTTTTCGTCTGCGCCTTCGTCCTCACCTTCGTCCGCACGTTCGTCCTGACGCTGTGCCGGCCCGAACTTGTCGCGCGCGGTCGCGATCATCGCGCGGATGTTTTTCTCCTCGCGCTGCCAGTTCCAGTTTGCCCCGGCGACCCCGACCGCTTCCTGCGTCGCGCGCAACAAGAGTTCGGCGATCTCATCATCGCCGGTACCGTGCCGCACCAGCGACGCGGAGACGTGCAATTGTGTCTGGTGAATGCCGGTGTCGCCGGCACCGAGATATTCCATCGCCGCCAGGCGCGCGCCGACATCGATCGGCGGCTTGATCTTGCAAGCCTGCGCGTAGCGCAGGAAGACGTCGCTCTCGACGGGGCGCTCGGAGGGCTTCACCGGGATCTTGTCCGGCATGACGATCACCGGCCGGTGAATGTCCAGCATGTCGAGGAGTTCGTCGTATTCGTAGCGCGCGCCGGAGCTGTGCAAGACGCTGCACAATTTCAGCTCGCCGCCCTTGGTATTGTGCGTCCCGGGCAGGCGCATGATGCGCGCCAGGTCGCACACCGCCGGGTCGCCGCAGCAGATCGCTGCCAACTGCTTTAGCGCGCCGACGATCCCGGCCTCGAGCTCGGCCACGCCAGGCGCCTCCTGGCGCACATCGAGCGCCTCTTTGAGGTGCCAGTAGGCGTGCAGCCCGTGCCCGCTATCGACGATCAGCGAAGGTGGCAGCATCATCTCGGTGAGCTTCTTGCTCACGAAAACTTTGTCGAGGTTCTGCTTGGTGCAGTCGATGTCGACCCACAACGCGATCAGCTCGGCAAGGCCGGCGCGCGTGCCTTTGCACATCGATAAGAGGCGCGTAACAACCCCGAAATACACCGCGCGCTCTTGTCCGTCCCAGCGTGCGCAATGTACTTCGATATCCGCCGGGTCGCGAGTGAACAACGGCGCCGCTCGACCGGCGCCGTGTTCATTTGGCAAGGCGCGGATTTCCACTGCCTGCGTCGTCACCCCGCCAAAAAACTCGGCGAGGAACTTGGACGCGGGCGCATAGTCGCGGTCGCGCATGAGCCCGCTCCTTTGGTTGGGTTAAAACTTGGGCGTGTTCTTTGGCTGCGCGCGGGTCATCGTCGGGGCCGGTTTGGCCGGCGGCGCCTCTACCTGCGCCGGCTGTGCAGGCGACGGCTCCTCATCATCGCTGATTTCATTGCCCGAAGCATCGAGCCAGCCGACGATGCCGAGCGTCGGGACATAGGTCTTGCCGTAGGTCGAGTGCGTGTAAAAGTCATTGCCGAGCTCGACGATCGGCGTGTAGTCGGGCGGGTACTGGCGGCGCAGCAATCCGAAGGCATTGCACAACTCTTGTATCGCGCCGATACCGCCCTTGCTGCTGGTGCTGTAGAGATACGTCGTGCCGCTGCCGAGCTCGACCAACTCGAGCTGGTTGGTCTGCTGCCACGGATCGCGCGGCCGACCGTCCATCAGCTCCCACATCTGCTGATCGAGATCGCCGAGCGACGACCGCGGTTCTTCCGGCAATTGCTCGATCAGCAGTGACAGACGGTCTTCGGCGACCTGTCCGCCAAACCACTTGCGCCACCCGACCTTGAGCCCGTTCATGTTGGCGGCCAGTCGCGTGCCGAGCGGCAGTGTGGTGTCGTTTATCCCGAACAGCCACTCGCCGTTCTTGAACGACAGGAACTGCGCGCCGCGTGCTGCGGCTTTTGCCCCATAGGTCGCAAACGGATCGCGACCGCCGGTTGTTGCTACACCACGATTACCAAGCGTTTGCAATAAGTTATCAGCCATTTCTATCTCCATCGCTATGTTGACTGTTAGCTTTATGCGCACTTACTTCACCACTAACCTTTCACCTGGCCTCCCCTCCTTTTTGTAGGGTGACAGATCGATCCCGGCGGCCTCGGCTGCTGCGGTGTCGAGCGTGCTGCGACCGGCGACTGAACCCCAGGACACCGACCAATTGTCGCCGCGGTAATAGCGCACGCCATTGTCGCGCATGAATTGTTTGAGTGCCTCGACCGTCACGGCGCGGGTGCGCTCGTTGTCTTCGGTGACATCGTCGAGCGCGACGATGGCATCGCGCAGACCCTTGAGTTCCGATACCGCGTTGTCGCCGAGTATTGGCCCAGGGTCGGATGGGATGCCAGCGACCGTGGCGGCGACGCACTGCTCGGCCCATGCACAGTATTTGCACTCGGCGCCGCCCGACATCTTGCCCTCGGGCGGCAGGTCGGAGGGCTGTTCGGCGCTGAAGATCTGGCGAGCCCGCTCACCTGCCGCCTTGTAGACGGTGCTTTCGAAGCGCACCGCGAATTCGCTGATGTCGTTGTAGAACGATGCGTTGCCGTAGGTTATCAGGGCGTAGCGGGGGCGGTGCTCTGTTGTCGCGCGGAGCACCCCCATGGCGACCTGCACTTGAAAGACGTGTTCGGGTTTGGCGTGCCGCAATGTGATGCGCGGGTCGATCGACTTGCATTCGACGAGGAGCTCTTCCCCGCCGATATCGGGCACCCCGAGATGCGCCAGGCAGTCCCGCTGCACTCCAACGAGGAGTCCGTCCGGGGTGGCGCTGAGATAGCCATCGACGCGCGTCTGTTGCTCCCGGCCGGCATAGAGCAGGCGCACGCCGGGCGGCAGGGTCGCGAGCAGGCCCGGCACCCAGAAATGCTGTTCGAAAATATCGCCGCGGGCGGCGGCGCCCCAGGTTTCGACGTAGCTGGGGTCGGGCTTGATCTCGAGTTTGCTGAATGCTGTCTGCCGGGCGCAGCGTCCGTTCTCGGAGCTACCGAGTGTGTCGCGGCGATCGTGCGACCACGTTTTGGTCCGCATCTCGCTGCCGTATTTAGCGAGAAGGGCGGCGATCATGCGAGCTCCCGTTTGCACTGTTGCCAGACGTCGTTTTCGTCATTGGCCGGATTGATCGGATCGTCAAACGGCACCATCCCGGCGCGTTGGCGGATCGCGATGATCCGCTCATTGATCAGCGAGAGCGCCTCGACGCGTATTTGCGGCTCGACGGTGGCGAGCCAGCCGCGGGCCTGCTCGCGCACATAGGCGAGCATTGCGGTGGCGTCGCGCCGGCCGTAGCGGTGGAGCTGGCGGGCGAATTCCTGCAGCATCTCGCCGCCGGGTCGCGCAAAGAGCTGCTCGCGGTATTCGTTGCGGGCACGCCGGTATGCCCTGAGCAGCCGGTCGCGTTCCTGCAGAGCCTCTTCGGCAGTGGCGGGCTGCTTATGCGGCATCAGGGCTCTTTCTGTTTGAGCATGCACTCGGGCACTGGCTCGCCGGCTTTGACGCGCCGACCGATTTCCTCAACCGCGGCGTAATACGAGCCGGCCAGGTCGGCGGATTCGTCGTAGGGCCGCTCGAACAGCCCACCGAGCGGCTTGGCTTCCGTGCGCCGCGCCTTGGCCGCGGTTGAGTGCAGCCCGCCGCCTTCGTAAAAGGCCATGCGCTCGCGAATATCGGCGACATACTGATCCTCGCGTTCGATCAGGATCGCGTTGCGGCCGCAACCTAGTGCGGCAACCCCGGTGGTTCCGGTCCCTGCAAAGCAGTCAAGAACCGTTCCGCCCGGAGGCGTCACCAGTTGCACCAGCCAGCGGATCAGGTCGATGGGCTTTACGGTCGGATGCCGCGATCCCCAGCGGTCTTGCTTGTCGGCTTTTGCCTGGAAAAAAAATCTGGCTGCAGAGCCGGTGTCACCGACAGGGACGCGGGGCGAATGCCGCCCCTTTAGTCCGCGGTAAATATCGCGTGTTGAATTGCTCGGCTCGTTGCCGGTAACAATGCCTGACTGTCCCGGTGCGTCAGGAAATGCCCGCAGCACTTCGTCGCTGCCGTCGTGCGCTACGTTGGCGGGCCAGCGGCCGGGCGGCGCCTCGCCGGCCCCCATCGTCGCTTCGCCGCGCTCGTGGTGATGAAAATGCCCCGGTGACCGTGAAGTGGGCCAGGTCTCAACTGTTGTTCCGATCCGGCATTCGTCCACCTGCATCGTGCGCTTGCCGCCCGGCTTGTAGGCGAGGCAGATCGGCTCATAGCTGGGTTTTAGCTGTACCTTGTTCTTCGGAAAGCCGCTGCCATAGAGCCAGGCAATCGTGTCCTGAATGACAAACCCGCCATCCTCGATGGCGCAGACGAGCCGGTGATAAGTGCGGGTGCCGCCGAACGCGACGAGGAACGCGCCGGGCCGCAGGATGGTGGCGATTGTCGCCCATGTCTCAGCGCGAAACGCGATGTCGCCGCCGTCCCATTGCTGGCCCATAAAGCCTTTGCTGAGCCGCTGAAAAGAGGTTGAGCCATCGTTATTGCGCGCGCCAACATTGAACGTGCCGCCGAACCGCTTGTGCATTGGCGCGAGATGGTAAGGGGCGTCCGTCACGACCGCATCGCACACGACGCCTTCCGCGACGAGGCGCGATATCGCCATAAGGCAATCATCATGTTCGATGCGTACTGTCATTCCGCTGTCGCCCGGCGCCGCTTATTGCGTTGTGCTTCGGCGTACTCTCTCCCGAGAGATGCCTTTATCCCGTCCTTGAAATCTTCTGGGAAAAGTCCCTGGCCGCAGATTGGGCATGCGGGCACTCGGCTGCGTTTGCGCCATGCTAGATCCAATTGTCGTGCCGCAAGCGTTCGCGCCTGAAACGTTTCCGCTTCCGTCAGCTCGGCGGCTCGCGCCTCGATTTTGCGGGCGGCGTTGCCGACTTGCTCGACGAGTAGTTTGAAAGCGTCGAACGCCTCGATTGTTTGTTCGCAATCAGCACACCAGACGCGGCGCTCCTGCTGGTCATAATGCAGTCGTCGATGATGGCATGAAGAAACAGACCGGCGCGTCATACCGCGCGCCACGCGAATGTCTCCGATATCAACTATCTTTACGCCGCTTAAATAATTTAGCGGCTCAATTGGTGTGTCGGTCATTCGGCCGCCCTCGCCGCGCCGGTTTCGATCAGCACATTCGCGCGGCTCGTCGTGTTGACTGTGACCCCGTAGCTGGCGAGGCAGTCGATGACCTCCTCGAGCGTCTCGCAGATTGCGACCCAGGCGCCTGCGCAACGGAGCTGATCGTGCATGTCGAGCTGCCGCCACTCGTGCGCGGTGTAATTCCCGAACCGTTCGCGGCGGCTCTTCCAGCCGCGCTCCTTCAGCTCGATAAAGCCGACCCGGCCGCTCCCGATGACCAGCCAATCCGGCACCCCGGAGATGACGCCCATGCGGCCGGCGATCGCCCGCTGCATCGCACCCGCTCTCTCACCGCGCACATGAATCATCACCGCGTCGTCGGCGAGCCCGTATTTCTTTATGTGGCCGGCAATACGGAGGTGTTCGGCCGTCTCAGTTGTTGGCCGAGCAATGCGCTTTTGAGGCATGGGGCACCTCGCCGGCCGCGATGCGTGCGTACCGTTTCGGGGGACGGGTAACAGTGACGATGGGGGCGCCGGGAACCTCGTTGGGCCATACCGCGTCAACCGGCCAATTGGTCAATAGCCACAGGGTAAGGCGCTCGAGGGTCAGTGTACTGACGCCCAGACCGTGCTCGATGCGGGTCAGGGCTTTGCTGTTGCGCGTCCCGAGGGCTCGCTTGGCGACGGACGACAGCGCCAGCTCGGTGTGCCCGGCATAGACGCGGGCGAGCGACAGCACCTCGGTGGGGGTAAGCATAGGCCAGCGTATGGCCCGTGTACGCTACCGCGCAAGATAAAAATCTCGACTAAACTGCGGGTGATCTGCAACCCTTTATAACATAAGTTAGTGGAGATTTTTGTCCGATGATCTATTCCCTATGAGGCCGAATTGGATTAAATTGCAGGGAACGTAGAGGATGGCGCAGATGGCGGAACGGCCCGCTCACAATGGCGGCGGGCCTGAGGACACCGGCCCAGGAAAGAGGCGCGTAGGGGGCTCGGCCATGGCCCGGTCGAGACGAAAAGAGATCTTGCTGTGGGATGACGCGGAATTCCGCCGTCGCGTCCAGCAGGTGGCGCGCGATCAGGGCCAGAACGTCGAAGAGTTGATGGCTGAGAGCGGCGTCGCGCACGACTACTGCTACCGCCCGGCAGACGGCAGGAATACCAACGTAATCATGCGGATCGCCGACAAGCTTGGGGTCAATCCGGCGGAGATCGCCGGCTGGACGATGATGCCGTCTGCCCCCGGCATGTCAAAATGGATGATCCAGCACAACGCCATGCAGACGCTCGTCGCTATGGCTATCGGCCGCGGCGAGACGACCGAGGAAATCGCCCGGGCCATCGGATTGACCGGCCCGGCTGCCGACGAGCTCCTCGATAAGCTAAGTCCGAAAAAGACCCCGTAATTTACGGTATTGACTTCGGATACGGGCGCCCGACGACGGGTGCCCAGTGCGTCGGGTAGATTTGCCCCCCGTCGATGCACGTCTCGAAAAAACCGCGCCCTGACCACCTGGCCCGATCCGCCTCGCCATCCGGTAGATTAGACGGCCACACCATTACCGGTTCGTATTCTTTGCCGGCGATAAAAGGCGCCTCGCCCGGCACGATCCGCCGGAACCGCTGCACTAGTTCAAATGTATCGGGTTCTCGAATTGATTGAGCATCGGGTGGGATTGGCATGTCCAGGGGAACCTCCCGTGTTCGTGCCGGCTGACGCTCACGGCGCCTATTTCTTTGAAAAATGTACGTTTGACGTGCGGCAAACTGACGCAAAACTGACATCGATTACAGCCCCCCGGTTCGCCGAACGCAATCCTATCAATCCCTGATCCGTCGAAAAAAATCTGTTGCTAGCTTTCCCGGGCGAGACGTAGCTTTGCCTGCAGAAAACTGCGGGTCGACAAAACTGCGGGGAGACAGTCGATGGGCGACCAGGTGGATCGGGAGCTCGAGCTCGTCCTCCACGTCTATCGCCTGGCCGAGTCCGTGCCCTTGGACACGGCATTGATGGTGCTGATGACGACGGTTTCGCTTTTGATTAAGGGCTCGGGGCTCGCCGGCTCACTCTGGCAGCAGCTCGCCGAGCGTGTCGAAGAACAACGCCTTCTCACCCAGGAAGGGACGGCGACCCACCCCCCACCGCAGCGGATGCAGTGACATGCTGCGCGACGTACTGCGCGACGCCATTACACTGCTAGTGATGATCGCCCTGGTGGTGTTGCTTTGCTGCGCTGCCTGGCTCGGCGCCAGCGAACGATTGCGCATACATCCGCGTCCGGTTGTCGAAGTGGGAGATACGCGGTGACAGACGAAGCCTTTATCATAAAGATCGCTCGGCTGCGTCAGCAGGCGATCCTTATACGCCAGGCCGCCGGCATTCGGACCAATGGCGGTCATGGTGAGGATCGGCTGCTCCTCCAAATCGCGGAGCAGATCGAGGCGGAAGCCAATGAATTAGAACGCACGCTCGCTAGTCCCCACGGGCGAGCATGCTAGAGGCGGGCCGCCTGCTCGGCGCACCCCCAACCGCTAGAGAGTTGGCGGCCCGGCCTCGCCTGCGGATTGTCGGCGAAGTGCAGCGATGTCTGATCGAGAGATGAAAACCGTTCCCGGCGTGCCGCGCGACGTCACCGTACTGTTCGACCACTTCGCGCATCAACTGGCGCGCGCCGGGTTCACCCGGTATTCGGCACGTGCCATCCTGCACCGCATCCGCTGGCACCATCACGTCGAGCGCGGCAACCGGACGTTCAAATGCAACAATTTGTGGACCCCGGCGATGGCCCGCGCCTGGCTCGCCGAGAACCCGCAATATCCGGGGTTTTTCGAGACGCGCGCTTCGCCGGGCGGAGGCCATGACAACGACGAATAGGGGACAAGACGGTGAGTGTCCCTGGGGCGCCGAGTCCCGAACAACCCCGTCAGTCCGTGGGCGCGCTCCGTGAAATCACGCGCCGCGACGGGCAACTTGAATTGCAATTGATTGGATATAAATCCAGTGGAGGCCGTAATGGCTGAGAGTGAGTTGACCCTGGCCCAGGTTGCCGAGCGGCTGCGGCTGCAGCCGATTACCCTGCGGCGCTTTTTGCGTCAGATCGGGTTTGAGGCGATCCAGGGCGGCGACACGCTACTCTTTACCGAGGCCGATTACCTGATCATCCGCGAGGCTCGCCGCAAATGCCGCTCACGATCATCGACCGCAAAGGCACCAAATACCTCCGCGGCACCGTCCGAGGCATCGCTATCTATGAGAGCACAAAAACTAAGAACGCGGCGCTTGCCGAAGCGATCCGCATCAGCCGCGAAAACCAGCTCCTCCATGAATCCGTACTCGGACCCCGAGCCAGTCGTACATTTGAAGCGGCAGCCATAGAATACGTCGAGGCGCGCGAACCGGGCCGCTCGCAGCGCGATGCGATCCTTGGCGCCGAGCGAGCCGATGGCAGCTTGTCTCCCTGTCTGTTGACCGATTTCGGCGCCATGCTGTGCGCCAAGATCGATCAGGACGCCGTCGATCGCGTCATCAAGCGGCGCTTTCGCGGCCGGTCGCCGGCCACCATCCAGCGCGCCCTGCTGACGCCGCTCAAGGCGGTGCTGCATTTTGCAGCCAAAAAGAAATATTGCGATATTCCGGCATTCGACCCGCCGCAAGGGCAGCAAAGCCGCGGGCGCACCCGCTGGTGCGATTACGACGAGGCCGACCGGCTGCTCCGCGCCTGCTCACCGCATATCTACCACATCGTCCTCTTCCTGCTGCTGACCGGGGCGCGCATCGGCGAGACCTTGGCGCTCGAGTGGGGCGACGTCGATCTCGCCGGGAACTGGTGCATTTTCCGTAACACCAAACGCAACAAGCGCGGCCACCTCGAGGGTGAGGCGCGCGGTGTGCCGTTGCACCCGCAGCTTGTCATGATGCTCGCCAATCTGCGGCGCCGTCCGGGCCAGGCCCAGGTATTTCTGACCCCGGACGGTGAGCCCTACGCCGCGCGCGACGGCGGCGGTCATATCAAGACCGGCTGGCGGGCTGCCTTGCGTCGCGCCGGCATCGCGGATCTGCGGGTACACGACCTGCGGCACACCTTTGCGACCTGGCTGATGCTGGCCCGCGTGCCCGATCGGATACGCGAGGAGATCATGGGTCACCAGGCGTCTTCGATGGGGTCGCGCTACGCGCACGTCCCCAAGCCGGAGATCATAGATGCCGTGTCTCTGTTACAGACCCGTGCAAAATCCGTGCACCAGTATCGGACGGATCGCGGATTACCGAAGAAAATCAATGACATGAGGCTGGTCGGCTAACCCCCTTGGTAAGGGGGAGGTCCGGGGTTCGACCCCCCGCGGCAGCACCAAATTCCCCCTAGAAAATCAATGGCTTACTGAAAATGCCCGAAATCGGCTCGGACCTCAAAAGACCTCAAAATACCGTGAACAGACCGTGAAGAGCGGACAAAATCCGTGCAAAATCCGTGCACGGGCGTGCAAATCCGTGCAGGGACGGATAGAGAACGTAGGTTAGGAGGGGGAATATGGACGAGGATCTCTACGCCGAAATCTGGCGCAGATTTGATGGGGCGGAAGGCATTGAAGGGGCGCTGTATGCGATTGCCCTGACGCTGGCCAGTATCGATGGTCAGCTTGAGAGGCTCGGCGACCCCGAGGCTTCGCTGTTGAGCGTGCTTGAGAGTTTGCGCCTCAACCTCGGCAACAAAATCTCAGATGCCAGCTACAGGATTGCGGAGGCGATCGAGAGGGATTGACACCCGGTCGTAAATCTGCGACCAACCAGGCAGCTACGGCCGATCCGGCCGGGCGGTTATCGGCTGGAGGCCGCATGCATCGCACCCTTATCGTTTCTCTGCTCTCGATCTACCTGCTTGCCGCCGTCTCGTATCAATGCGTGCTCGAGATCGTGCCGTGCCACGAGACGCCAACCTCAACCGACGTCGCCGCTGCGAGGGCGTAATGACCGACGATCTGGAATTGCTGCACCGGGCCGGCGAGCTGCTCTACGGCCAGGACTGGCAGTCCGAGCTGGCGCGGGCACTGGGCATCTCCCCGCGCTCCGTGCAACGGTGGGTCGCGGGAGAGCGTCTCCCGGCCCCCGAGCGGTGGGCGGCGATCCACGCTCTCGCGGTCGAGCGGGGCGAGGAGCTGGCGCACCTCCTCGAGGAATTGGCGGCCAGGAAATAGGTCTAGGTCGCGCCCGTCCGCTGTAATTGCCGCGCGAGCCGCGGCAGCGCAACGCCAAGGAGATCGTCGGCGAGCTGCAGCGCATCGATCGGGCTCAGCTCGATTTCCTGGCCGTCGCGCCCCTCATAGAGCGTAAGGCGGATTTTTCTCCCATCATCGGTGACGACGGCTCGGGTGTCTGCTATCAACGGCATGCAGTTACCAAAGCTGTTGAGGGGGCAGTGCCTGCGGCTAATCCAAGGCCAAATCTGCGCGCTTGGCGAGCATATCGAGGACTCACTCAGACCGCGGTGCAGGGACGACTCGGCTGGGCTCCGTCACGCCTTTTTACCCTTGAATCCGGCCGGGCCGTCATTACCGATCAGGTGCTGATTGCCTTGGCCGATATCTACGATTGCACAGTAGATGATCTGTTAAACCGAAAGCCTGACGGCCCATCAAACGAGACAGAGACTGATTGGGACGATCATAAATTTGTCGCCCTAGTTAAGAAACTGGCCAAAGAAAGAAATCTAAGTTTAGCTGAGCTATTTCGCAGAGCCAAGATATCGAAAGACTGGATACGACAAACGCCTCGACACGGCCGAAACAGCGGTCACATCCTCAAGATCGCTAAAGCCCTCGGCGTGCCGGCGCAGATATTCAACCCTTCCGCTGATAACCGGAAGATAAGCGGCAGACCATCTCAACGAGATCGCCCGGTGCAAAGAGTGCAAGCAACCGAAGCCCCCCGACGGCAGGGAGCGGCCGGCTCGCTGACCATGACCTTTGAGCCTGGCGGCAAGATACGGGTGCGCGGTCACATCGATGCAGTCATCGACAAGCGGCGGTTTCAGGAACTCATCGATCTGATAAAGCCCGAAGGAGAAAGCGAGCCTAAAACGGAATAACGCCGTCAGCGCGCCTCCAGCAGACGCTGCACGTCCCGACAAGACTCCCTAACGGCGACAAACTTCGCGCTCGACAGCCCCACCACGCAATGTATGCCGAGCGCCAAGAAACGGCTTGAATGCGCTGTCTCGCGCAGCGAGACGATGTGCACCGGGTTCAGCCTGACCTCGTATCCGTCCGACGCATGCAGCACGACGAGCTGCACGGTTACCAGGAGCGGTAGCAGCACACGGGTCATCCGCGGATAGGCGCGCCCCAGATGGCCCATCCGACCAACAGAAACATGACGAAAAGAAAGACGTTGTTGACCCAGATCGGGCCGCCGGGGGCGCCAGGCCAGTATGACCACAGGCTGAAGGCCAGCCAGACCAGCATCAAAATCCAGAAGCACAGGCCGAGCGTCATGTCAGGTCACCCCGATTGAATAGTGGAAAAAAATCCCTATATGTGCGCTCGAGCTAAGGGGCTCTCACCGAGGATTAGCGCGCGATGATGTGGGTTTGGTTTCGTACGGTAGCTTTGTTGCTGCTGTGGGGATGGACCGGCTCTCGCGGTTAAGGCGCGCCAAGCAATCTGCCGAAAATTCACTCTAACTGGAGAGCGCCTTATGGCTTGGTTTACGCTTTTATCGTTCTTTCTTGTGCTTTGGGTTTTGAACGTCTCATGGGCCGAGTAGGCCGCCTACCGATCCGACCGTAACGCCGGGCGTTAAGGCTCGGGTTGGATCGGCCAATGCTCCTATCATCGGATGGCGCGTCGCCATCAAGTGAGCCAGTAACGGCTGGCTGATCGGATTATAAATGGACCCAAACGTCCCCGCCGTGCCGATCAATTTCGCCAAGACCTCAGGAGACAAAAGCCCACTATTTGCCCCGGCGCCTAACGCACCTCCGGTAACAAGGGTTCTAATGGGCGTTCCGCTATCCGGCACATTTGCCCCGAGCACTCGACGCGCGGCGTCAGCCGTATCTTGAAATGGCCCAGTCCCGCGCATTTTTGCGTTACCGGAGAACGTTTGTCCGTAAGCAGCATTCTGCAATTGTGAAGGGCCAAATACGCCGGGGTCTTCACCTGGTCGGGCGACGGCTTTTGAAACTACCTGCATTCGCGAATAGGCGGCATTTGCCGCTGCAATGTCGGCCGCAGCTTGCGGACTGGAACGCGCCAGGTTCTCACGGAGAATGCTTTGCGCCTCTCCTAAATGTGTGCCGAGTAACCGCTGATCATAATCGCTATTGCGGTCGTATAAATATCCGCGCGATGCCTTTCCGAGATCGCTCTCGGCAGCTTTGTACCCGTCTCCGGCTAGATGCCTGTTGGGGTCCAATCGCCTTTCGACATAGTCATCGATCATCCGATTGAACTGCCCACGCTGCGCGTCTGGCAACATCTGCGCTTTAGCCTTGAGTTGCACGAGAGCGGCTTCGGCTGAGGCATCCAATGGCGCACCGGCAGCGGGAACGCTGCGGGCATAAGCGTCAGTAACACGGTCAGCCATATGGTTTAAGGCTTCCCGCCCAACCTGCACGCCTTTCGGTAGCTCCTCGTCAAGTGGCTCTAATACATGATTGATTACGCCAGTGTTGAGATCGACAACCGCCCGGCGCCGTGATGCTTTGATCATGTCCCCGACAATGGGGAGTGAAGTGAGCCCCTGTTCGATGCGATTAACCACTCCACCAGAAGCCTGGCCGATTGTCGGTCGGACGCCCATATCCATCAGCTTGCGGACGTCACTGCCCGGTTGGGCCATTGCCGGATCAAAGGCACGCGCAGCCCCGCCCATCAGCATCGATGAGCCAGCCCCAACCCCCGCGCCGAGCGCCGCCTGGCCGGCGAGTTGATCGACCGGCGCGTTCGGATCGCCGGTCATCAATGTCGTCGCGGCGCCGCTGCCCATATTCGACAGGGTACGCGGAAGGAACCGGGCCGATGTCGAGCCCGGCATGGCATACGCCGTGATCGCTGGGATAATCTCCGACCCGGCCTTGGTCATGGCGCTGTCGTCGGGCGGCCCGCCGGCATGAACCCGCTCATATTCCTGTCGAGCGTTCCGTGCGGCCTCCTGCGCGCCGACACGCAGGCCCGTCGCCCACCCTGGAGTATCTAGGCCGAGAGCAGGAAACGCGCCTTCTACGGCGCGTCCGCTTAAGACCGCGAGATTGTCGATCGGTTTGCGGAACCCATAAAGAAGATCGGTCCCTGGCGTGCTCGTGCCGCCTGGCGCTCGCGTTATGATCTGCCCCGTATTCGGGTCGGCGAGGGCATTGGGATTGTCTTGCTGCAGTTGCCTCAGGATCAGCGGGTCGGTGACGCGATTTGGGTTCGCGCTTTGCGGCTCGAGTAAGGGGGCATCCTCAAGCGCCTTGAGGATCAACGGATCAGTTACGGGCATCCCAAGTCTTCCCTCCGTCAGTGCTCTCGTAAGTGATGCCGTTAGGGAGACGTTTTCTCATCACGCTAGTCGAAGAGCCACCACCACCAGCCGAGCCTCCCGGCTTCACCATCGGGACATTTGGCAAGTCATAGCGTTTCGCCAGCATGGCATCTCGTGCCGCGGACGAGATCTTGCCTTCCTTGACGGCGGCCTCCAGTTTTTCCGGCGAGCCGTTCACCGTGTCCATGTAGACATTGTGCAGACGCTTCAGGTTGAACTCAAACTGAGCCCGGTCCTGCGATTGCGTCAGATCGCCGTAAACACTCTGAACAATTTTGTGCTCGCCTTCCGATACGCTGCCGAGGGCACCGCCAGTCGGAGATTGCTGACGCAATTGTTGGATACGATCCAGGCCGATATTGCCCTTCATGCCGCTCAATATGGAGTCAAGCTGATAGGCGCCCGTTCCAGGGAAATTCTTGAGTGCCCCGCCCGCTGCTCCGGTCGTCCAGCCATTCGATAGCGCCAAGGCGCGACCGATGTCCTGAGCGACGATGTCGGTTGTTTGCGTCTTGCCCTGTTGTTTCTCTGTCTCAGCCTTGGCCGCGGGGGTGCCCTGGATCGGCCGTTGCGCTGGGCCTTGCGGCGTGGCAATCCACTCGTAACCTTCTTGCGGCTTTGGCAGGACAAGGTCGCCCTGTTGCTGCGGCGACCCAGAAGCGGCGGTGGACGGCTCGGCCGGAGACGCGCCGGTTGGCGCAACGCCTGGCAAGGGTGCCAGCGCATCAATGCTGGGGTCAAATTTCCTCCCGAGCTGATATTTCGGGACTCGCCTTGTCTCGTAGCGACCATCGGGCGTTTGGACTGTCTCAGTTTCGAACTCCGTCGAAGCGGAGCGCCGTTGCTCGGCCGCTTTCAATATGTCGTTAAGGCGCGCTTGCGCCTCTGCCTGTCGAATGGCCTCATCGGTCTTGTAGTGCTCTTGGATATTCTTCCATGGCGTCTCGGCGCCAGCCCGCCCACCAGCAAGGTCGCTCTGCAGCGGCACGTTAGCCTCGGGGCCGTAGTATTTCATCTGCTGCTCGATCAGCGCCTTCTGACGCTGATAGGCCGGCGAGTTTTCGAGTAGATGCGCATAGCCGGCGAACGGATCGCCCGTGATCCCGCCGAGCGCCGCCTTGGCGCGCAACTGCGCGACCCTGGCCTGTAACGCCAGCATCTGCTGCTCGTTCATGCCAGCGGGCATCTGCGGCATGTAGGACGGCCCCGGCCGCACCGCGGGCGGCGCGGGGGGCACACCAGGCACTGCTGGCGGTGCAACCGGGCCGGCGGGCGGCGTTCCAAGCGGGCCGGGGCCAGCAAACGGTGCTGCGGTGGCGGCAGGGTCTTGTGGCAGCGCGAGTAAGCCGCCGGGCGGTGCAGCAGGCATCGGCGGCACGATGGACGGAATGGCAAGGTTCCCTTGACCGGGAATGGCGCGCCCGCCGCGGACGAGATCGCCCGGCACAGGAGCGGGTTCGCCGCCGTCTCCACCGTAATCGCCGGGGTCAGCCAAGGCTTGCTGCGTCGCCTTCGGATCGGCCAGCAGTCCCGCCTGGCCTCCTGTGAATACGGGCAAAGCAGTCGCCGCAGCACCACCAGGCGTGGATGATGCTGCGACATTTGGACCGCCAAAGGCTCGCCAAGTCGTGTTGGTAATCTGCCAAGGACCGGAGGCCGAGGACGGTCCGGTCACCGTCCCGGTGGACGGATTATAGCCGCCGTTCGGCCCGACGACTTCCTGTTTGATATTCTGCCCGCCGCGGCTCTCAAACTTTTTGATCAGTGAACTCGCAATAGGCCACTGATCCTCCAAGATCGGACCAGAAAGCGGTAACCCTGCCGATGCTAGAGCCGTTCTGAGTGGCGCGTTGTACGGTGCCCAATGTTGCAAGCCGTCAGTGGTCGCAATCTTCTTGGCAACCTGCTCTTGCACCTCAATCGGTGCCGCCATTGCCAGGGAGGCACCGCCTCCGCCACCCGTTCCGCTTCCGCCGCCACCGCCGCCAGTCGGCGTTCCCGTACCAGATGACGCACCATCGCCAGAGGGCGCATTCGGCTGACCGGCGCCAGGCGCACCTCCGACCTTGACGATGTCGTCGAGCAGACCCTTCATGTCGGCCGGCAACGACTTGCGCAATTCCGACAGCTCTTTAAGCGACTGCGTCTCGGTGGCGAGCTTCTGGATTTGCAGGATTTTCAACAACGAATTGTTGTCGCCCCCGCTGAAGGCGGCGGCGGCCTTGCCGATCGCCGAACCGATCGGGATCGGCAGGCGCGACGGCATCCCCGCATCCGCGAGGGCTCCGGCGAGGGCGCCCCACTTTGCGTTGTCGGCGTTGGCAAGTTCCTGCTGCAGCAGCTTGTTGTAATCGATATTGCCGCTGCCGCTCAGCAAACCGGCATAGTCGACCCCGCCGCCACCGCCGCCGCCACCAAGTAGCCCGTCAAACAAGCCCATCGCCGGAAATCCCTCTCAAGGCTCAATTATCGCCGGGCGTGCTCGTCGCGCCGATGATGCTCGCGCGCCTGCTGGCTCTGCTTCTCCGCCTCACGGCGTCCCTTGACCCGGTTGATCGCGGCCTGCTGATGCGGCGTCCGGGTCGCCAACGGGAGCTGCGATTCGAGATCCTCGATCCGATCATAGGCGGCATCGAGTTCCTCTTGGAGCTGAGCAAAATCCGACATGTCACCCTCCTCGGTTTTCGACTTGAGCTAAACGTGCTTCCAGTTCTTTGACGGCGTTCAGCAGGACAAATATGAGATGCCCTGGCGCCAGTGTGGCGAGCCCGTCGTCAGCGAGCCCGACCATCTCCGGCAACACCGGTTCGACCTCCTGCGCCACCAGGCCATAATAGGTCTGCCCCTCGACAGCAAAGGGCGACTTGCCGGGGATGTAGCGAAACGAGCAGGGATTGAGCCTGAGCGCCGCGGCTAACCCTGCGCGATACGGCTTAACGCCCTCCTTGATCGAGCCATCGCTAAGCGTGCTCCACGTACCGGAGGCATTCAAACAAGTGCCGGCCGCGGCACCGCCCGTAGTCGTCACAAACGCCGCGACATTGAGCGTCGCCGCCCGGTTGGTGAACCAGTGCGCGTTATCGCAGCGGTAAAAGCTGCCGTTCGGGCCGTAGAGATCGATCCCGACCCCACCGCCCCCGTCATAGATCGCGTTACAGGTTCCTTGGCCGTCAGTGCGGCGAACCGCAAGATTATTGCCACTGACCCGGATTGTCGGGGCGTCGACGTAGGCATTGGCAACGATCAGATTGCAGGCGATGGAATTCGTGATGTTTGCGCTGGCTGCCGAAACCGAACTATTGGCGGATATGGTGCTATTCGACCAGAGACTGCCCGCGGTCGCCGCCGCGTCAACATCCAGATTGCCGGCCGCGTGCATATAATTGCCGGTAACCGAATTACCGCTGACCTGACCGTCGGCTGAAATGCTTCCGGTGGCATGCAATGACACAGTGTCCAGATTGCCGGCTGAGTGTATATAATTGCCGGTAACCGAATTACCGCTAACCTGACCGTCGGCTGAAATGCTTCCAGAGGCGTGCAATGACACAGCATTGACCGCATTGGCGCTGATATCGCCGGATGCGGTAATGTTGCCGGTCGATGTTAGCCCAGGCACCACCAACGGCCCGGTCAAGGTGCCGCCAGAGAGCGGCAGACAATTGGCAATCCCGGTGGTGACCGTGTCGTACCACCGCTTGATGGCACCCATCATCATGCGGCCGACGTCGTTGACGCCGCTCGGTTGCATGCCCTCGGGCCAGCCGTCGGGCGGCGTCAAATTGTTGCCGGCGTCGGTGTTTGACCAGCTCGATACCTCACTCATCGCTGCACCCACCTCATCGCGACGCGCCGCGAGATTGCTTCAAACGGCAGCAGGATCGCGAGCTGCCCGCCATCCGGGACATGGCTCTCGAGCGCGTCGCAGGTTTCCAGAAATCCCCACGGAGACGCGGTCGCCTCGGTGATGACGTTGCCTTCGGCATCGCGCGCCTGCACGACGCGCGCCCGGCTGGCGTCCATCCCCTGGCACCGCTCCGCAATCACCGGCTTGGGCTCGGGATAGCCCAAGATCCATGCCATTGTCGTATCGTCCGCGCTGCGTTCGAAAGCCTCGGCAAGCCGCTTGTGCAGGGTCACCAGGCTGCCTTCCGGTCGGCGCACGACATAGGCGTCGATGCTCGCCGGGATCAGATACTGATCGGCCGGCACGCAGAAGCAGGCGCGTTTCGGATGGTCGACATCAATCGTTGCCAACAATTGCGCCTCGATGTCGCGCGGCGGCTCGGGGATCAGAAGCGTCATAGCTTCGACAACGCCGCGCCGATCCCGCTCAGCAACCCGCCGCCACCTGCGGCCTCCGCTCCCGCCGCCGCGGTAACGGGGCCGGCAAGCCCCGCCGTAAGCGTCGGCACCCCGGCAGCGGTCAATGCCGCATCTCCGGCAAGGGCACTTGATAGCGCGCTGCTGGCGCCGCCTAACCCCGCGAGCCCACCAGTGCCGCCGAGCAGAGACTTCAGCCCGGTAAGGCCCGACAACGTGCTGGCTAAGCTGTTCTGGAAATACGGCTGTGTCGTCGATGAACTGCCGGTTGTCGGCTGCCCGATGTTCTGTAGATACATCGAGAGGTCTTTGAACGGCTCCATCTGCTGCGCGTTGTAGCGGTTCATCGCATCGTTGATGCCGGCCTGCGCCTGTTGCTGCAACGTGTCGTTGATGCCGGTAAAACCTTGTCCCGCCTGAACCAATTGATTGGCGGCGTTGTACTGGCTGTTGAGCATGCCCGGGTATTGCTGCAGTGCCGCCGTCCGGTCGTCATTGCCGGCCTGATAGCCACTTTGCAGCGTTCCGGCTCCGGCGGTTTGCGCTAAAAGCGTGCGCCCGAGGTCTTGGCCTGCCGCATTATAACCCGCCATGCTGGCGTTGGCGGCGTTGGTCTGATTGGCTCCGTATTGCTGGCCGTAATTGGCGCCAGCCTGGGCCTGCAATCCGGCGTATTGATTGGCCGCAGCATCCTGCCGGGCGCGCTCGTTGGCGTAATTGGTGCCGTAAAGATTGGTCGATATGTCACCCAGCGTCTTGCCGAGGTTCTGCTCGTTCTGACCCTGCACGCCGGTGAATGCGCCACTGCCGTAGCGCCCCGCCCTTGCCATCTGAGAGGCGAGCGTCGGCGCGGTCGACGTCTGGTAATTCCGGGTCACTGGGTCCATCGCCGCCTGGGCCATCTTGTCCAGATACGGGTTGCTGTTGAGGAATGCCCCGCTCGCTGTCTTGGCGAGCTGCTCCATCCCGGCGCCTTGGCCCTGCGCGATATTCCCCAGCGTCGAGAGCCCGAGGTTTCCGCCCGCGAGGTTTTGTGCGTACTGATTGCCGGAGGCGATCGCCTGCCCGGCCTGATTTCGCAGATTTGTCTGGTCCGCGTCCGTCCCTTCAGCCAACGCCACCATGCGATTGTAGATAGGCGAATTCTGAACACCGCTCTTGGTTAGTGAATCCATCCAGGCATTGTTCGCGGCAGGACGAAAACCAGTGTCATTGGCACGGGCGGTATCGACGAGCCCCTGGTAGCCCTGATTGAGATAATTCGACGGCGCGGTGTAGGGCGCCATCGTCTGACCGGGGAAGTAGCGCGGCCCGCCGATGTCTTCGTAAAGGTTCTTGGCCTGGTTCCAACCCTGCGTCAGGAACGGCAGTTGCGCCTGCTGCGTCGGGTTGATCGTCGTCGTCGTCGTGTTGCCGCTCGGCCCCTTAGACGGCATGGCCCAGCTCCTTTATTGCGACGATGTCCCGAACCGCAACCTGATCGCCGGTCAGCCGTCCCCGCCAGGCACGAGCCCAGCCGGGACGACCGGCGCAGAGGATGTGCGAGCAACCGGCGGCACGCGCATGTTCGTCAAAAGTCTTGATCGCGACGTCGATCCACACCCGCATTTCGCGCCCGCCGCAGAACATCATCTCGAGGACGCGGCGTCGCGGGTACTCGCGGATCTCGGTGGCGATGACGGCGAGCAATTTGCCGTTGCGCTCGATCAGCCAGATGCCGCAGCGTCCCAGCATCGACAGCCGCAAGACATCGACCGGCAGATAGCAATCGGTGATGTGCGTTGCCTTGTAGAGCAACGGCTCGATCTCATTCCAGCGGCGGCACAGCTCATCGAGCTGCGGCAGGCGCACGGCTATGATCGGCTGCGGCACCGGGCAGACATCCGGCACCGCTACGAAATCCGGCTCACACAATGTCATGTACCAAGCACCCGCCAGGTCAGGCCGTTGAACCACAGCAATTGTTTTGTCGTGCCGCCGCCGGCAGCATTACCGCCCCAGCCGGCGACACTGCCATCTGTGATGTACGCCATCGTGCCCGGCGTGACGTTGACCGGCAGGGTCGCGAATGTGTAGGGCGGCCGGTCGGTCAGACCGATCAGTTGGTTCACGCTGCGCGCAATGTCCCGCAACCAACCCGCCCAGTTGCCGGGCGGCTGTTCCGGCGCGACCCGTGTCATGGCCGGCGGGCTATGCGCGCTCATCGCAATTTAGCCTCGGGCCGCAATTCGACATCGAGCCCCTGGAGATGGCGGAATTCCTGCGCTGCCGGCAAATCCATCTGGAACCTGAGATAGCGCCCGGTGACCCGCTGCGGACACTCGCCGATCACATTGCAATGAACTCCCGGCTCCCAGACCACCGGGTCGGTCAGATGCTCGCGGTGCCCGACAGAGACGGTGACATTGTCCTTGCAGCCCGGCGCGCCCTGGATCAGGGGACGCACCGACGACACCCAAGCGCGCTGCCGGTCATTGGGCTGCGTCTCGGCGGTCTGCAGGGTCGGCGCCATCGCCGGGCCGCGGCCGACACCGAGGCGATGGTTGGGATCGAAAGCGGTCACGAATTGCGAGCTATTGCCAACCCAGAACGGATCGTCGAGCGGCGGCTGGATGACATCGAGATTGCCGAACGGGTCGAGCTGATCGAGGTTGTAGCTGGTCGCGTACATCCCGGTCGTCAGCCACTCGAGACGCGCCGTCGCCGGCTCGAGTTCGACAATCGAGGCGCGCCCCAGTTCCCAATTATAGATCAGCAAGCGGTTGAACAGACCGCCGGTACTGATGCCGCCGGAGAAGGCCCAGATAATCGTTCTGGTTCTCGGGTCGGCGACGCCCTGGACATTGGCGACGTAGGTAGCGTCAAGCTCGCGGAAGAACTCGCGGTCGAATTTCTGCGCGCCGATTGGAATGCTCGCCGAGCCATCGAATGCGGCAAAGCCATTCTCCGAGAGGTAATAGGCAACCGGGCGGATCGCGCCGCCCTGATCGCGCGCATGCCCCTGAACGATCGATAGCGGCGAGATCGTGCCGCTGGCGCCCTGAGCCACTTGAAATTGGAACATCAATGGTGGTCCGGTAGAGGCACCTATGTAAATTCCGCGTTCACAGAAGACAGCAACATCACTAGCGGGAGCGAGGCCGGGCACTATCCCGGTGACGACACCCAAGTCGGTCTGCTGCAGATCCTGAAAATCCGACTGGAGTTGCAGTGCGGTTATACTGCCTGGCGTCGGCCAGGTCGTCGGATCGCCCAGCGCACTCCACCACACCCGGTAAGGCACCGGCCCGAAGGTGGGATCGTTGGTATTGCCGACCATCACGAAGTCTTTGACGGTCGCGACATACTTAGCGAGCGGCGCGGTCGCGGCCAGCAAGGCAAAATGCGGGTCGCCAACCAGGAGGCTCTGCATCGGATCGATGCCGTTAGTGGCGATGACCCGGTTACCAAAGCTGGTCATTGACCAGAAGCCCTTGGGTGGAGTGGCGTAAACTCCGCCGGTCGTGCGGCTGCTGTCGGTCAGGGTCCGGGTGCCGAGCGGTATCTGGTAGAGTTTCTGCCGGTCACCGGCATAGTGATGAACGATGTCGGTCTGATCTTTGACGCTGTAGCTGCCCTGGCACCGCTCGGTCAGCGTGTTGTCGCTGTACGGGCTGAATGTCGGCATCGGGCCGTAAGATTTTCCGGTCAACGGCACGCAGTTGCGCATCAATGGGCTGCCGGCATTGGCAAAATCGGGCTGATCCGGCAGCCATTCCGGCCACGGCACTGCGGGCATTTCAGCTCCCCTGAACGGCTGGCGGCAAGCGCGCCTCGATAGCGGTTAGCCGCTCCGAAATCTCGCGAATTGCGTTGATTACGCCAAAAATGATTCGGCCATAGTCGACGGTTTTTACCGTCCCATCTCCTGCATCGATCGGCGAATTCCCGACCAGCTCGGGCATCACCAACTCGACCTCTTCAGCGATCAGGCCATAATTTATCGCCGGGCCAAACGTGCTAACCCGCCAACTAAATGTCACCGGACGCAGGCCGC